TGTAGATCTCTGTAAATTTCCAGCAGTGTATTTTTGTTGTAACTGTCTGATTCTATGGCATTGATCTCTTTGCTGACTATTTCATCCACAGATTCAAAACGTGTGATATCCAATGTGCTGGTCAGCTCATCATCTTTTTTGCCAGGAATCAACACAATCTCTCTACAGTTGTAATCTTTTATGAAAGTTTCTTTGATAAAACTAGCTTCTTCGTAACTGATGTCTATGTCCAATGTAACTTGCAAATGCATTTTAGGTTTGATAATATTTTTGGCATCATTCAACAATTCGCTGAGATTAACTTTTAAATATCTAGGACAATTGTACCAGTTAATATATCTAGGAGCACCACCATGTTCCATGATCATCATGCCTCGTTGATCATCATTCACATCAGCATAGTTGTGTGGCATGGGATTGCCTATGTAATGTATGTTCTTTGCTGTTTGACGTTTGTGAAAGTGCCCTGTGAACACATATTCTTGATTGACAAAGTCACCGGTCTGTATCAATCCAGTATCTGGCATCTCTATCATGGCATTCATTAAGAAGTGTGGCAATTCAAAATGACCAAACATGTATCTACTTTTGATTTTTTTAATTTGTTTGTATTCATCACCCACCAACCAAGGTACCAAAGTCACATCATCTATAGTGGTAGTTTCTGTTATCACAGTGATGCCTGGAATAAATCTAGCGAATTCCACTGAATGAATATCTCGCTTGTCTTTGTAATATAGATCGTGATTGCCAGGAAAGAAATAAAATCTTTCAAATGCTTTGCCCAGTTTTTCCAAACATTTGATAGAACTGTCCATGGTCATCAAATTCAATGAATTTCTATTGTGATGCCAGTCACCACAGAATATACCTGTTTCACAATTGTTCTGTTTGGCTTGGTCTATGTACCAATCCACAAATTCTTCACAGTCTTGATTGTGTATCACACTGTTGCTTTTTAAACCAAAGTGTATATCAGTGAACACTGCTGCTTTTTTAAACATTCAAATTTTTCCTTTAAATTGACATTTTAAATTAAAAATCAAAATAAGTCAATCTATTAGGACTTCTTTTTAAACTCTCTATCAACGGCTTTTTCGTAAGCCTCTTTGTTTTGCCTAGTGGAGCTAGGCATCATATCGTTCATTTCCATAATATCATCTCTGATATTTTGATTTCTTTTTTCAATATTGATAATTCTCACAAATGAATTGGTCACTGCTGCTGTGTAATAAGCAAATGGATTATTAGATTTACTTTCATCAAATTGTAATCCAATTTGAGTCAATTGCAGTATGGCTTGTCCTTGCATTTCATCATTGTAAGTGTATCCTCTCACATTGCCTCTGGTGGCATAACGTTCACACAGTTTCATCCACATCATGGCCAACTTGGCAGTGGGTTTGCCACCTTCTTTGTTGAATTTGCCGTTGTGCATGCCACCCTCCCAATGACTTTTGCCCACGCATACAAGATTGTCTTTGTCATCATACTTCCAATGTTGGAAAGCAGGAAAGTTCACTTTAACTTTTGAATCTGCTGGATTTTTAGGATTTTTTTTGCGTCCAGGTTCGTTGGGTATGTGATCATAGGTCATCACTCTAAATACCAGGTCCTCTTTTTTAATTTTTTTATAATCCACTTCACAATCAGATAACTTAACTTTGGGATCTACTGCTTTGCGTTTTTCAAAATCTTCTTGAGCCAATCGTTTGGCTCTAGCTCTTTTAGCTTCTGCTATGGTTCTAACATTGATGCGTTCCAATGATGACACAATAGCATCATATCTATGATGTTCATCTTTAATATAACTGCAATAGCTATTCTTGGATTTGTGTATCTCTTCCAAGAGATCTTTATTGTTAAGATAATTGATTTTTTTCATGCAAATCCTATGTAATTAGCCTTCAGTATAAACTACGCAGTTAATTTTGTCAATAAATACTTGAGAAAAGGTAGAATATGGCACTTAAACAAAACAACGTAGATCCAGAAGCAGCAGTAAACGGATTTTTGGGCAGTGATCCGCTGGGCGACAATCATTTGATCGACAAGGCAGGCACCACAGCCAGCGATTTTGCCAATCCCACAAATCTTGTGAGCAATATCAGATCTAAAGACTTGCCAAAAGATGGTTTGCCAAATTTAAAAACTAGAGTGCAAGCAGAAGGAGTCAGCAAGCCTGGAGAAAAAGATTGGCGTGTTAAATTAAGTATACCAAACAGTTTCGTAGACAGTCAATTGATAAGACCCTTGCTTAAAACTGGTGGATTTGCTTTTCCATTCACTCCATCAATCATCATGAGTCATTCAGCCAATTATTCATCTCATAATCCTGCACACACCAACTATGCAATGAATTCTTTCAATTACAGCACAGTGGATCAAATTCAAATCAATGGTGATTTTTTTGTGCAGAATGGATTGGAAGCAGAATATTGGGTGGCAGCAGTGCATTATTTAAGAAGTGTTACTAAAATGCGTTACGGTGAAACCAGTTCAGATGCCGGATCACCACCACCAGTGGTTTTGTTGAATGGTTATGGAGATTTTGTTTTTAAAAATGTTCCTGTAGTAGTTGCAAGTTTTAACGTGGAGTTGCCTCAAGATGTAGATTATATCAGCACAGGCATCAATCAGGAAGTTCAAGGAGATTTTGATGAAGGCACATATAAAAATATAGCATGGGCTCCATCACAGAGTCAATTCACCGTGACAGTAATGCCACAATTTAGCAGAGCATCCATATCACAATTTAATATGAATGATTTTGTGAGAGGCAATTATATCAAAGGTGAGGGAGGATTTATCTAATGAGCAATTACAGATCACAAAGTCCTTGGTTTGCAACACCTTTGGTGAATGATCAATATTTAGATTTGCTTTCTATCAGACCCATTCCAGCCACTGCGGATGACGTGCTGTACACCGTGGGAGTGCAATACAATCACAGACCAGATCTGTTGGCGTATGACTTGTATGGATCTTCCAAACTATGGTGGGTGTTTGCACAAAGAAACATGGACATAATCAAAGACCCCATATATGATTTAGTTGCAGGTGTAAAAATTTATCTTCCACAAGGACCCAAGTTGAGACAATCATTGGGAATATAATTCATGCCCATAGAAAATTCCAATAACATAAGAGTTCAACAATCAAATAATTCCGCATCAGGAGACACTTTTGGATCTTCCACAGCAGATGAAATACCACAAGCCACAACCAGTGCTGATGATTCAGTGTTGTTTCCAAACAAAATTCCCAACCCGTTGCACAAATACAATTCATTCAATACTCTCTTTACTTTGGCTTGTCTTACTCCTGAAGAGATGAATTTTCCTTATAGGTTGCGTGTGCAATCTCCTTCTGTGATTATTCTTCGCAGCGGAGGATCAGGAAAAAGTAAATTTCCCACACTGTACGATTTAGATTTTGATGGTGGGGGATCCAATAACATTCGCAGAGAATACTTTATTAACAATGTTCAAATCAAATCTATTATGGCTCCCAATGAAAAAAGCATGACCAACGCTAACAAAATGGAATTCACAGTGTTTGAACCCTACAGCATGGGAACATTTATAGAAACTATTAGATTGTGTGCTGTGAAAGCAGGATATAAAAATTATATTCAAGCACCATTTTGTCTCATTATGGAGTTCATAGGAATAGATCTAGAAAATAACGCAGTGAATGTCACAGACAAAAACAATAGCAGCACCAAAAGAATCATACCAATATTGCTTTCTGAAATTAATTTTACTGCTGACCAATCTGGAGCCACTTATCAAGTGAGTGCAACAGCACAACCAGAATATGCCATGCGAAACACCGTGCAAAGCATAGCCAATGATACCACACTGTCAGGGCTCACAGTTCAGGATTTTTTGCAAGGATCTTTACAGGCAGAACTGAACAGAACCAAATGGTCAAAAAATAAAAAAGATCAAAAAAAACCAGTAGTGATTGATGATATTATCATAAATTTTCCCAAATTGGATCAATTAAATTCACAGAGCACAAGAACTGGATTTACAGGAGATGAAAAAGCCACGTATGATCCCAATGAACAAAGAACGCAATTGGTAGGCACAGGAACAGCAGTCACTAGCACATTTGAAAGCGTATCCTATAGACAATCCACAAGTTCATTGAACGATGTAGGCAAAGCCAAAATGAACTTCACTGATGAACAAAGAAAAAGCGTGCTCACAGAAGACGAAAAAGAACTGTGGGACAGCAAAAGAAAAATATCAGTTACTAGCAAAATAAAAGATACAGGTGAAAGCATATTATCATTCAAAAAAGGTGCTCGCATAGAAGATGTGATTACCAATGTAATATTGTACAGTGATTATGCAAAATCATTATTGGGAGACAGCGATGCTAATGGATTTAAAAAATGGTTTAAAGTGGTTCCCAGAGTTTTTTATATCAATGATACTGAAATATTAGAAAAAACAGGAGCCTATCCCAAATTGATTGTGTTTGACGTGATAGAACATCAAGTGCATGAATCTTTATTTGTTAAACCAAACAAAAAAACCAATGTGGAAAAAATTAATAAATTTGTTGTGAAAGAATATGACTATCTTTTTACTGGAAAAAATTTAGATGTGTTAAAATTTGATATCCAAATCAACGCTGCCTTAGTGGCACAATTGCCCAGCGATCAAGCAGATTCCAAAGAAGATCCCAATAAAAAATCCAAAACAGAAAAAGAAAAACAATCCAACATAGACAACAGCAAAGGTGACACAGCCAGCACCAACACAGGGTCAGGCATAACAGTGACCAATTATTTTTATAGCCCCAGAAAAGCCACCATGGAAGCTGTGGGAGAGCTCAGCACTGAACAAAAATTAGCATTGGAATTTCATGATTTTATAACCACAGGCGGAATATCATTTTCTAAAACAAGTTTGACCATATTGGGTGATCCTTATTTTATTGCTGACAGCGGCACAGGCAATTATTATGCTCAAGTGGAAAAAGGTGCAAATGGCAATCCTAAATTTGTCAACAAAGACGGCAGCATGGAACCCACATTCAGTGGTATATATATTGTGGTAAACTTTAGAACTCCTATCGATTATGCCAGCAATGGAGAAACTATATTCAAAGACACAGCCAGTCAATTGAATAAAAATTTTGTAAAACTGGATCAGTTCAGTGGAGTGTTTAGAGTGACTCAGGTAGAAAATATTTTTGAAAATGGTGTGTTTAGGCAGGAATTAGAATTGACAAGAGTTACCAATCAAGAATTGCCAAAAACTCAAAGCAATTCCAAAGGATCTGCAGAAATGATGAGTGCAGACCCAATTGTATCTCCTGATGATCAGATGGTACAAAATGCTAATTTAGGATAACAAATATGTTTAGTATAGATAAAAGATCCGGCAAAGGTAGAATAATGAAAAATCCTGGTCCTTATGAGGCCATTGTGACCAGTCATCTGGATGGCAAATATTCAGGCACGCTGGAAGTGGAATTATTGAGGTCCAACGATCCAGGCAATGATGCTGATGCAGTAAACCAACGTGTGCAAGTCAAATATCTAAATCCATTCTATGGTGTGACCAATTACAATGGTGTGACCAAAAATCACGATTATGCCAGCAGTCAACAGAGTTACGGCATGTGGTTCATACCACCAGATCTAGGCAACACAGTGTTGGTGATATTCGTAGAAGGCAACATCAACAAAGGTTATTGGTTTGGATGTGTGCAGGCAGAAAATCAAAATTTTATGATTCCGGATGGCAGAGCTGCCACCACTTACACAGACACCACCGACAATGAAGATTTAGTAGGCAAAAAATTGCCTGTGGGCGAATACAACAAAGAATTATTGGAAAATTTAAAAAACGTCACAGATTCTACTAAAAATTTAAAACCCATTAATCAACAATTTGTGGACATACTGAACAATCAAGGATTGTTGGAAGATGAGATCAGAGGCATAACCACATCAAGTGCTAGACGAGAAGTGCCCAGCAGTGTGTTTGGAGTGAGCACTCCAGGACCTTTGGACAAACGAGGCAATGCCAGAGGCAAGGGCGGCAGATATTATTCTAGATTGGGCGGCAGCAGCATTGTGATGGATGACGGAGATGATAAATTTTTGCGTAAAACTTCAGCAGCCACTGGACCTTCAGAGTATGTGAACAGACTCACAGGAGATGAACAAGAAACAGCAGATGAAACCATACCTCACAATGAATTGGTGCGTATTAGAACTAGAACAGGTCATCAAATACTTTTGCATAATTCAGAAGATTTGATTTATATTGGCAATGCCAGAGGCACCACATGGATAGAATTAACTGCCAATGGCAAAATAGATGTGTATGCCAAAGACAGCATCAGTTTTCACACAGAAACAGATTTTAATTTTAAAGCAGATAGAGATGTGAACATTGAAGCAGGTCGCAATGTGAATATTAAAGCATTAAACAATGTGCAAATGGAAAGCAATCAAAATTTAAATCTAGTGATAGGTGCTGATGGGTTTATAACCACAGGATCCAATTTAAATGTGAACAGTGCCAACAATTATTTCACGTCTACCAGTGAAACTCATATTAAAAGCGATGTTCAATACAGTTCAGGATCAGAAGCATATTCAAATTTTCCAACAGGAGGAACAGCCGATGCCACTGCAGCAGGCAGTGCTTCTATTTTGAATACATTCACTAATCCAGGAGAAAATTCAGAAAACATAATGAAACGTGTGCCACAGCATGAACCTTGGCCACAGCATGAAAATTTGAATCCCGCTAATGTTAGTGACGATCTAACGGATAGGGAAAACCCCACTAACATTAACAATTCGTCTCTAACTCAAATTAAGGATACTTTTACAAAAAATTAACGAATAAATATTCATATGAGCACCAAAGAGAAAAAATTATACAAAGACATCACAGTACGAGCCAACAAAGCACCCTCGGCACCTTTAGGACCTCGAGCTTACAGAGGTATCAGCACTGTGGATCCCAATGCCAACAGTTTTAATCTGTATGATATCGCACTGATCAAACAGGATCTAATCAATCATTTTCATATTCGTCAAGGGGAAAAATTAGAAAATCCTGAATTTGGTACCATTATTTGGGACGCACTGTTCGAACCTTTGACAGAAAGCATGAAACAAGCCATCATCAACAACGTCACACAGATAGTCAACTATGACCCTAGAGTGCAGGTGAATGCTGTGACCGTGGACACATACGAGAGCGGCATACAGATTGAGTGTGATTTGACCTATCTCCCCTACAATATTTCCGAAAGCATGCGTTTAAAATTTGACGAAAATCAAGGTTTAATCAGCTAGAATTAACTGAGCATTTAATCAAACCTAATAAATAAGTCTATACAATGGAAACTTATGTCATCCACAGATAGATTAAACAGATTATTGTTGGCCGAGGACTGGAAAAAAGTCTATCAGAGTTTTAGAAACGCTGATTTCAAAAGCTACGATTTTGACAATCTACGCAGATCCATGATCAATTATCTGCGTCAGAATTATCCCGAAGATTTCAATGATTATTTAGAGAGCAGTGAATACTTGGCACTGATTGATTTGATTGCTTTCTTGGGACAAAACATTGCTTTTAGAATTGATTTGAATTCTAGAGAAAACTTTATAGAGTTGGCTGAACGTAGAGAATCTGTGTTGCGTCTTGCTAGACTGTTGAGTTACAATGCCAAAAGAAATCAAGCAGCCAACGGTTTATTAAAAGTAGAATCAGTCACAACCACTGAAGAAATTATCGACAGCAATAATGTAAATCTCAGCAATCAAACCATCATATGGAATGATCCCAGCAATGAAGATTGGTATGAACAATTTGTCAAAGTATTAAATGCTGTGCTGCCAGTGAACACCAAAGTGGGCAGACCCAGCAAGACAGACACAGTGAATGGAATTCCTGTGGAGTTGTATCAATTCAATTCTAACATACAAGAAGTACCAGTGTTTTCATTTACCAAAAGTATTGATGGCAGAAACACGTCATTTGAAATTGTGTCTGTGGATCTCAATGATGGCACTGTGGAAGAAACAGCTCCTTTGCCTGCAAATAAATTAACTTTCATTTACAAAGATGACGGCAAAGGCAACGCCAGCAGCAACACTGGATTCTTTTTTCATTTTAGACAAGGTGTGCTACAACAAGGTGAATTCACAGTGGATCTACCCACTCCCAATCAGATAGTGGCCGTGGATGCCACCAACATCAATCAATCAGATGTTTGGTTGTATTCATTGGATACTGCCAAGAACGAAAAAGAATTATGGACCAAAGTCAGTGCCACGGAAGGCAACAATGTGATCTACAACAGCACTGCTAAATCTATCAGAAACATCTACAGTGTGATCACTAGAACCGAAGACAGAATCAATTTGCAATTTGCTGATGGAACATTTGGTAATCTTCCCAAAGGTGCTTTTAGAATCTATTACAGAACCAGCGACAACAGACAATTTAAAATTGTGCCGGGAGATATGAACAACATACAGATTTCTGTGCCTTACATCAGCACAGCTGGCAAAGATGAAACATTGACAATCAATTTGGCATTACAATACACAGTGGACAATGCCACAAACTCTGAAACAGATGCTTCTATCAGAACCAATGCTCCATCCACTTATTACACACAGAACAGAATGATCACTGGAGAAGATTACAACGTGGCTCCCTTGGCTGTGAATCAAGAAATTATAAAAATTAAATCAGTCAATAGAACATCCAGCGGCATATCAAGATATTTTGATCTATTGGATGCCACGGGCAAATACAGCAGCACCAATTTATACGGTAAAGATGGAGTGATCTACAAAGAAACCATCAATGATGCTCTCACTTTCAGTTATGTGAGCAGAACAGACATTGAAGGCATAATCAACAATTCAATCGAACCTATTTTATCCAATACCAAACTGTTTAATTTTTATTTGAATAATTTCAGTAAAATATTGATCACTGATGTGGTGATGACTTGGAATCAATCCACCAAAGACACCAATCTAACCACAGGATATTTGACAGATCCAGAACTTAATGTGTTGGAAGTGGGGTCTTTCACAGACAGTGTGTTAAAATATTTAGAAATAGGAGCCAAATTAAAATTTGTGGCACCTGCTGGAAAATATTTCACAGTGGATGGAAGATTGTTGACAGGAGATCCTGTGGAAATAGGAGACAGCACAGTGAGATGGACCACAGTGGTAAATGTGATCGACAATGGCACAGTGATACAAAATGATGATTCAGGACCTATCATATTCAATGATGTGATACCCACAGGTGCTGTGTTGGTTCAGATTTTAGCCAAATTCACCAAATATTTGACAACAGATGTGAAACTTCAAATGTTGGATGAAATATTTGCCAACAATACATTTGGTTTGAGATATGATATTGACACTAGAAATTGGGATATTATTGATGAAAATAATCTAGATCTTTATGGCGATTTCAGCACTGGTAAGACTGGTGACATCAGCAATCAACAATTGGATGCCAGCTGGTTATTGCTGTTTACTACAGATACAGAATTGTACACAGTGACCTACAGAGGCGTGAGATATGTGTTTGAAAGCGACAAAGAAATAAGATTTTATTATGATAGCACAGACAAAAATTACAACACAACCAGTGGCAAAATAATCAAAGACAAAATCACAGTGTTAAGTATCAATAATGCTCCAGATTCATTTGAAGCATTAAAACAAGACATTGCTTGGCAAGTGGTAGCAGAATACAGAGATGCTCAAGGATATGTGGACAGTAAAAAAATTGAAATAACTTTCTTTGATTCAGATGATGATGGCTTAATGGATAATCCAGAATCTTTTGATAATTTAATTCCCGCAAGCAATTATATCTATCAAAAGAAAATAGTCACCACAGATGGTGTGGAAGATTATCGTTATGTAAATGCTGTGGATGAAAATATCATAGCTGTACAAAATGTGGCTTCTATAGGTTCTTATCATGATTACACTGAAAACACAAATTTTTACATCACAGAAGATAATGTGTTTAAAACATTAGATGTTTCCACTATGACATTGAGTGACAATTCAGATTACAAAGCATTCACAGGTAGAAGTGATTTGAAATTTCAATATGTACACAGCACAGATGTGACCAATAGAATTGATCCTAGCGTGACCAATATAATTGACATATATCTATTGACAAGAACTTATGACAGCGATTTCAGATCTTATTTGGATGGAAATATTGATTCCAAACCATTGCCGCTGAGTTCAGATGACATGTATAATAACTTTGGCAAACAAATTAATCTAATTAAATCTATCAGCGATGAAGTGATATACCATCCAGTCAAATACAAAATATTGTTTGGAAACAAAGCCGAAACTAAATTTCAGGCAGTGTTCAAAGTGGTCAAAAATTCTGGAGAAGTGGTCAATGATGATGACGTAAAGGTCAGAGTTATCGAAGCTATCAACGAATATTTTGCTCTGGAAAATTGGGATTTTGGTGATATATTTTATTTTTCAGAATTGAGTGCTTATGTTATGAATCAATTGGCACCAGACATAGTAACTTTTGTGATAGTGCCAGACCAAGCCACACAGACGTTTGGCAGTTTGTTTGAAATCAAATCTGAAAGTGATGAAATTTTTATAAGTGGCGCAACGGTTGACGACGTTGAAATAATTGATGCTGTAACTGCTTCAAGATTAAAAGCCAGTGGCATAGTGGTTTCATCCACATCCACCAGCAACGTAGGTATAACCAGTACTGCCACTTCTAGTGGGAGTACAGTTTAATGGCATACAATAACGATCAAGAAGAATTTCCACTTCCGGTAAACAATCAGACAGAAACAGAAAGAAATTCTGCCAATCTACTGCCTAGATTTTTTAGAACTCCCACAAATAAAAAGTTTTTATACAGCACGCTAGATCAATTGCTGAGTCCAGGCACCGTGGAAAAAATCAGTGCTTTCTATGGTAGAAAAACAGCCAAAGCATTCACACCCAACGACAATTACATAGAGGAAGTGACCAATGATAGACAAAATTATCAATTGGAACCTGTGGTGCTGAGCAAAGATTCATTGGGCAATGTTACTTTTTACAAAGATTATGTGGACTATGTGAATCAAATCAAAACATTGGGCGGCAACGTGGACAATCACAGTGCTTTGAATGCTCAAGAATATTACAGTTGGAATCCGCACATTGATTGGGACAAGTTTGTTAATTTTAGAGAGTATTATTGGTTGCCACAAGGACCTGACACCATCACTATCACAGGTCAACAACAACAATTGCAAAGCACTTACACAGTGAGATTGTCTGACAATTTGGACAATTATTCTTATGTGTTGACTCCAGATGGACAAACACAAAATGCCACTATCACTTTGTACAAAGGAATCACTTATAAATTTGACATAGACACACCAGGCATGCCTTTCACGATCAAAACAGCCAGAACACTGGATGAAGATTTTCTTTATGATGTGGGAGTGGATCAACAATCCATAGAGAAAGGCATTATCACATTTGAAGTGGGCATAAACACTCCTGACACTTTATATTATGTGTCTAAAAATGACATCAATGCTTATGGATTGATTAAAATTGCCAGTATTGAAGAAAACAGTGTTATAAATGTTGAAAAAGATATCGTTGGTAAGAAAACATTCACACTACAGGATGGCACAGCGTTGTCCAATGGAATGAAGATCAATTTTAAAGGACTTGTTACACCAGAAAAATATGCCACAGACGAATGGTATGTGGAAGGAGTAGGAGAAGCCATAGTGTTGATCAAAGAACAAGACCTTCAAGTGCCCAATGACATTGCTGATGAAAATTTGGAAGGATTTGACGCAGAAAATTTTGACAAGGTCACGTACGAGATTGACGATCCCAATAGAGATATCAAAGATTATATTGTTATCAAAAGAAGTTCACCAGATCAAAACCCTTGGACCAGAGCCAACAAATGGGTACATAAATCTGTGCTGCAAACAGTGGCCAACTACAATGGAACCACGCTGGACACAGATGAAGCACAAAGAGCCAAACGTCCCATTATAGAATTTGAAGCAGGATTAAAATTATATAAATTTGGAACTCAAGCCAAACCTTATGTGGATGTGGTGGATACATTTACCACAGACGTTTTTTCTGACATAGAAGGAGCCACAGGCTACAACGTGGATGGCATAGATCTAGTGGATGGCATGAGAATATTAGTGACTGCTGACACAGATGTGTTGGTAAAAAACAGAATATTCAAAGTAAAAATTATTAATTTTGGTGGTGATGGAGATCCTACCAACAAACAAATTTCTTTGGTGGACACCGATGACACTCAACCCATGGTGGGAGATGTGGTGTTGATTGCCAGCGGCACAGAAAACCAAGGGCAAATGTATTACTATGACGGAAACACTTGGAATATAGCTCAAGAAAAAACAAAAATTAATCAAACACCATTATTTGATCTGTTTGATGAAAATGGAATCAGTTTCAGTGATGGAGAAACTTATCTCAGCACTAATTTTTTAGGCAACAAAATTTTCAGTTATAGAGAGGGCACAGGCACTGCAGATACAGAATTAGGATTTGCTCTTTCTTATAGAAATGTCAACAATGTGGGCGACATTGTGTTTGATTTTAATCTATTATCTGAATCTTTTACCTATCAATCACAAGATCAATTGATAACTCAAAATACTGATGTGGGTTATTTGAAAAAATACACAGATAGAACCACAAACACCACAGTCACAGGATGGGCCAAAGCACAAAGTTTTAGCAAACAATTGGTGGTGAGACAATACACAGGATTAGAACAAACGAATAGATTTGCTGTGGATGTGTATGATCAAAGTGGCACTCTTACAGATTTAAAATTAAAAGTGTATGTGAACAATGTATTAAAAAAACAAACTGTGGATTACACCATTGTTAAAAGTAACAATGTATCATATGTACAATTGAACAACGCATTGACCGAATCTGATTCAATCATCATCAAATCACACAGTTCAGCTGTGAAAAATGCCAATGGCTATTATGAAATGGCCATAAATTTAGAAAGTAACCCTTTCAATGAAAATTTAAATGATTTTACATTTGGAGAAGTGTCCAATCATGTGGAAAGCATTGTGGAACAATTGGATAATTTTGTTGGATCTAATCCTGGCACAAACAATTTAAGAGATTTAGGACCATTATCTTCATATGGCACAAAATTTGTACAACACAGTGCTCCGTTGAATCTAGCAGTGTATCATGTGTCACAAAAAGAAGTAAATGTGATCAAGGCTATTAAATTTGCTCAAAAAGAATACGATAAATTTAAAAAAACATTTTTGCAAACAGCTGAAAATTCTAATTTTGATGGTTCTGTGCGTGAACACGTGGAACACATAATGAAACTTATCAATGAAGATAAGAACAGCAACATGCCTTTCTATTTCAGTGATATGGTTCCTTTTGGGGCAGCCAAACGCAATACATTCACAGTGTATGATGACAGCAACAAATATTTTGCTTTGAGTAAAACATTTTCAATGAGCGTGCTCAGCACCAAAGCAGTTCAAGTTTATTTGAATGATGAACAATTGATACACGGTATTGATTACACATTCACATCAGAAAATTTCTGTTATATTACTAAGGCCTTGTCTGTGAATGACATTGTGGAGATATTTGAGTACGAAAGCACTGATGGTAATTTTGTGCCACAAACTCCCACTAAATTAGGATTGTATCCGAGATTTCAACCAAAAAAATATTTGGACAACACATTGATCAATCCAGTGAACGTGATTCAAGGACATGACGGCAGCATCACAGTGGCATTTGATGATTACAGAGATGATTTGTTATTGGAATTAGAAAATAGAATTTACAACAACATTAAAATTGAATTCAACAAAGACTTACGTAATTTATACGATTTTATTCCAGGCAAAGACAGAAACACAGGATACAGTCTAACCAATATTGATTCCAGCATGTCTGCTGATTTCATCACATGGAACAGTGCTGTGGGCACTTTGGATTACACTGAAAATTATTTCTATGATAGCACAGACAGTTTCACTTACAACTATGTGTACATGACTGCTTTTGATGGATCACGTTTGCCAGGTTTTTGGAGAGCCGTGTACAAACAAGCCTATGACACAGATAGACCGCACAGTCATCCTTGGGAAATGTTGGGATTCAGTGAACAGCCCACTTGGTGGAATTCAGTGTACGGTCCAGCACCCTACACCAGTGATAACTTGATTCTTTGGGAAGATCTTCAGAATGGTGTGATCAGAGAGCCAGGTAAAAAATTAGTTTATGATAGCAGATATGTGAGAACGGATCTATTAAATCACTTGCCTGTGGATGAAAATGGAGAATTATTGAGTCCGTTGGACAGTGGATATGCTGAAAATTATGTGGCCACTTTGAGCAATGGAGCATTTAAATTTGGAGATCATGCTCCAGTGGAAAATGCTTGGAGACGCAGTTCCAACTATCCATTTGCTCTGTTAAAGTCCATGATATTAAATAGAACGGCACACACGGTGGCTGTGAATTTTGATGCTGCAAGAGTGGTAAGAAGCATCACAGATGAAATAATTTATAGCACGACCAAAAAAAGAATCACACTCAAAGATCTGGTATTTCCCAACAGCAGGGCAGATGAAAATTATGTGTTGACTTCAGGATTGATCAATTACATCAGCAATTATATCAAAACAGATGTGTTAAACAATTATGAAAATTATCAAAATTCATTAAAGAATCTAACTCAGCATTTGGGATTCAAAGTGAAAGGGTTTACTGAAAAAGAAAAATTTAAGTTGTTATTGGACAGCAGATCTCCTTTGAATAAAAGCAATGTGTTTGTGCCAGATGAAAATTATGACATCTATCTAAACACCAGTTCACCCATTGATGTGTTGGTGTACAGTGGAGTTATTGTGGAAAAATTATCAACAGGATTTGCTATCAAAGGTTATGATCAATTTAATCCAGTTTTCAAATATTTTGCTCCTATATCATTACAGAATGATCCCGTAAAAAAAGTAGGCGGAGTCAGCAAATCATACATTCAATGGACTGCCAATCATGTTTACACAGCAGGACAGATAGTTCAATATCAGAACAAATTCTATATAGTCGATAGAGATCATTTGAGTGCTTCTAAATTTGATCCAAGCAAATATACCAAACTGGCAGAATTGCCCATAGAAGGTGGAGTCACTGCTACTTTCAGTAGACAGTTTGAAAACAAAATCAGCACTTTAAATTATGGCACAGTGTTGCGTACTCAGCAAGAAGTGGTGAATTTTTTATTGGGTTACAGCAAATATCTTGAATCCAAAGGATTTATTTTTGAAAATTTCAATCAAGACATCAATGTGGTAGAAAACTGGAGCTTGAGTGCTCAAGAATTTATGTTTTGGACCACACAGAATTGGAAAGCTGGAGCGGTATTATCATTAAGTCCAGGAGCCAACAAAATAAAATTACAAACCAACTATTCAGTGGCTGACAATATATTTGATAATTTTTACGATTATGCTGTGCTTAAAGCAGATGGAACCAAATTGAATAGAGAAAAAATAAGTGTTGTGCGTCAGGGCAATAACTTTTCTATGAATGTTAAAAACACTTCCGATGGAATATATTTTGTAAAAATTCCATTGGTACAAAAAGAACACGCAGTGGTTATTGATAATGTCACAGTGTTCAATGATGTGATTTATGATTTAGCACCAGGATATAGACAAGACAGAATCAAAGTGATAGGTTACGTGGCCAGCAATTGGGATGGATCGCTGAATGTGCCAGGATTTGTATTTGATGAAGTAAAAATAAAAGAATGGCAACCATACACAGACTATGACATGAGCGATGTGGTCAAATACAAACAATTTTATTACAGTGCTAATTCTCACATCATAGGCAACAGCACTTTTATGTTTGATGAATGGACCAAACTTTCAGAAAAACCATTGTCTTCATTAAAACCAAACTTTGAATACAAAACCAATCAGTTTGGTGATTTTTATGATCTAGACACAGATAACTTTGACGTGGAGCAACAAAAACTTGCTCAGCATTTGATAGGTTATCAAAAGAGAGAATATCTACAGAATATTATCAATGATGATGTATCACAATATAAATTCTATCAAGGATTTTTACAGGACAAAGGAACCAAAAATGCTTTGGAAAAATTATTTAATTCATTGGCCAGTGCTGACAAAGACAGCATTGAATTCTATGAAGAGTGGGCCATTAGAACAGGTCAATACGGTGCTGCCACTGGATTTGACGAAGTAGAATATCTATTATCAGAGAAAAAATTTAAATTAAATCCACAACCAATAGAATTGAGCGATTCTGTTTCTTTTGATTCGCCCAATTTTGTTTATAAAATTAAATCCAGCGAAGCATACCTAACTCCAGAAGACTATGACCATGCTCCTTTCCCAACCAAATATTTCAACGAAAGTTATTTGAAAACTGCTGGGTTTGTGGATCCCAATGATGTGAACTTCACTGTTAAAAATTATGAAGACATATTGACTTTGGACACTGCTGAATTAGCATACGATCAGTATGTATGGGTGGGTTTTGAAAAACAAAGCTGGAATGTGTACAAACACAACCAAGTATCAGATCAGATTTCATCAGTGACGGAAAGCAACAACAATGTGGTGATCGAATTGATATCAAACACCTCCAACATCCAAGTGGATGAAATTGTATCTGCAACATTGAATGGAACCATCCAATTGTTCAAAGTAAAAACAGTAATTGGCACCACTGTCACTTGTTATAAAAATGGCAATACAAATCTTGGCACCAATGGAACATTGGGCAGATTCGTCAGTATGAAATTGGCCACATTATCAGAAATCAATCAAAAAATTATAGACAATGGCAAATCTGTGGGAGAATTGCTGTGGGTAGAGAACGATGGCAGCGATCGTTGGGTCACTTTGAAAAATGTTCCAGTATGGCAAACCCATCAAGAGATAGCAAATCCATCGGATGATTCATCAGGAGAATTTTCAAGATCAATTGCAGTGGATGCAGCCAACACCACATTAGCAGTGGCAGATCTGAACAATGCTGTGTACATCTACAGAAGAGCTTCCAATTCCAATCAATATACTTTGAGACAAAAAATTGATGCTCCAAACAGTTTATGGACAGGTGACGGAGATTTTGGAGCCAGCATGGACATCAGTGCAGATGGCCGATATTTAATAGTGGGTGCTCCAGCAGCCAGTAATTTAAAAACTAATTATGTGGGAGATTATGTCAGCACATCATCATACAATATTAATGATGTAGTGAGACACAATGAACAATTATGGAGAGTTGTAAATCCAGTATTGGGTCAAGATCCATCTGTGGATTTCACCACCTTTGATAGTGCTGCATTCATATATGACGCTGAATATAATTCAATAGATAATGTTTATCCTGATATAAAAATATTGTTGAGAGGAGATTATGTTTTCCCAGCAGTAACCACTCAACACATGTTGATCAGAGCTTCTGTTAATCAATACAGGGGATCAGCAGTGGGAGACAAATTACAATTGATTTGGAATGATTTGAATACTCAATACCCCACAGGCAATGATCCATTTGATGGCAGTGCTGCAGGTATTGACAAAGCATTCATTGATGGTGAACATATAATTCAACACAAAGTGGATGAAATTTTAAATGTTGATTTGACAATTATTGCCGTCACAGTGAACGATGTGGTAAAAACTGACACGGCAGAAGGAACTGTGTGCTATGTGCGTAAAGAAGGCACACAATCTTTAATTTATTTAAAAGATGTGAATGGCAAATTTGATGATTCAGGATCTTTGACTGTGGGTATATTAACAGTGGGAGATTATAACAGAGTGATTGCTGAAGATTACGACAGCGTGGCTGGATGGTGGTATATAAATTTAGGATTCACTTTAACTTCTTCTGAATTAAGTGATTCAAAAAAATCTTTGGTGGTTCGAGACATAATCAAAGCTGCAGATATTCGAGCAGCAAAAAACTATTACAATATTTTAGACACTGAAGCCACACAAAACATAGTATGGCCCACAGCACCAACTCCTGCTTCACAAATTTCTATTTTGAGCTACTACAAACAATTCAGTATTGCAGGTCAACCAGTGGTAACAGGCATTCAAAATGATGATAGATATTTGATCAGAGTACCTAAAACATTAAGCAATCAATACACCACACCTTATGTTTCAGACAGTGAAAAAATAGGAGTATGGTTGAACACTATTAGAACCGGAGATCCTTTGGACAGATATGACATCAGCGACATAGCAGAAGATTTAACTTTTGAAGAAATAAATTCAGTCAGTTATGGTGATTCGTCGTTTCCAACTAAAAAAATTAATGATATATGGAATGGATGGATTCGAGTTCTAGCAGAACCTGATGGATTGGGCACATTTTATGTGCCTCAAGTGGGCGATACTGTGGAAGACTCAGTTACTGGATCACAGGCACAAGTTGCTCATGTCAAAACCATAGGATTCAATACTTTACAAATTTATATCAAAAACAAAAATGGAGATTTTTCACTGGGTTCTACATTAGGCGACTCAGCTGATATTATTTTAAAAGGTGCTCCTGATAGAACAGTGGGAGAATTGCAAAGAAGTGAATTGGAAAATTCAGTTGCAGGTAGTTTGTTTGTGTTTGAAGCAGCCAGTCTTTTAGAACCACAAAACAATACATCTGTGTACAATTATGTAAATGGATTAGAATACTGGTTCTGGGATGAAGACAAACAAGACGGAGTTGCCAGATCAGCCAGTACCCCTTCAGAAGAAAATAGAGATTATGTGCAGGTGTTTAACATACCAGCAGGTTTAGGAGCAGCATCAGCTTATGTTAACGAAGGAGCATTTTTGGTGTATGAAAGAGCCGTAAATGGCACTTATAGTTTATATAATACCTACAGCACTCCTAACAGAACATCCAATGCTAGATTGGGTACTAAAATTAAAGTCAGTCAAAATGGCAATGAAACCACAGCATTTGTTTCCAGTGTATACAATTCTCCAGACACAGGAAAAATTTATTTTATTAAGAATAACTCCAGCGAGAGATGGCATTTAGGAGTGGATCCACAATACACAGGAATATTTGATGTCACAGAAAGATATTACACTGATGATCTAGTGATATACAATGATCAAGTATATAAGAGCACAACCAATCAAGGACCTTCAGCATTTGATCTAGATTTTTGGACTTTGCAAACTGAAGGTGTGGATTATTTGGGATATGTACCAAATGACAGTGGTATAACATTGGAAGGTGATTCCAGTCTTGATCTGAACAATATAATAAATTTTGCCCAAGACTTTGATGTGAGCAACACTGGTGGAGTGTTGGTTGCTTCAGTGAATTACACATCACCTGCTAGAAACAAAGTGGTGGTTTACAAATTATATGATGGTAGATATCAATATAAACAGACCATTTCACCTCCAGATGATTCAGAAGACAACACAGATTATGCTGTTTCAGTGGCTGTGAGCAGTGATGGAAAATTTATTGCTGTGGGCAGTCCTGCTGCTGACACAGATTACACTGACATGGGAGTAGTTTATGTGTATCAATTGGTAAATGGATCATACGTGTTGAGTCAAACATTAAGCAGTCCTCATCCTCAAACCAATGAACAGTTTGGAAAAAATTTAGATTTTGACGGCAACACTTTAGTGGTGTCTAGCGTGAATAGATTGGATGAATCTTCCAACATTGTGCCATCAGGTTCGGTTTACATCTATGAAAATTTCAATGATGTTTTCATATATGCTGAAACATTTGAATATGCCAATCAAATATTGGCAGACTTTGGCAGAGATATTTTGATCTCTAGCAATCATGTATATGTGGCATTGCCAAACTTTGATAACAGCGAAGGACGCAATGGATTAGTGGTTGATTTTAGAAAAAACAACAATGCCAGCAGCTGGTTAGCACATAAATCTCCAGTGGACACAATAAATTTAGAAAAAATTAAAGGTATATTCCTTTATAACACAAAAACTAATGAATTATTAAACAGATTGGATTATATAGATCCTATTCAAGGAAAAGTTGCTGGATTAGCTGAACAAGAATTGTATTATAAAACTTATTATGATCCTGCTGTGTATACTTTGGGCACTGCTGCAGTGAGTGTGGATGTCAACAACAGTTGGAGCAACATCCAAGTGGGCAGATTGTGGTGGGATTTGAGCACAGTGAAATTTTATGATCCTTATCAAGTTAATATTATCTACACAACCAACTATTGGAATAAAATATTTCCTGGTTCTTCTGTGGATGTGTATGAATGGGTAGAATCCAAATACACTCCATCTCAATGGAATAAATTAGCTGATACTAAAGAAGGCATTGCTGTGGGCATCAGTGGCACCGCCAAATATGACAATACTGTGTATGTGAGCAAACAATTGTATGATTCTGTGTCTGAAAGTTTCAGCACAAGATATTATTTCTGGGTAAAAAATAAAAAAGTTTTACCAAATTTAGAATTTAGAAAATTAAGTGCTTATGATGTGGCACAGTTGATCGAAGATCCTAAAAAACAATCTTATAAATTTGTGGCATTGTTGGCAAATAATAAATTTTCTTTGTACAACTGTAATAATTTGATGCGTAATGAAGAAATTGCCATCAATTTCCGTTATTGGACCATTGAAAATCAAAACATCAATATTCACAATGAATATCAATTGATCAGTGAGGGAGTATCTTACAGTCGACCTAAAAAAGAAATTGAATCAGTGTGGTTTAACAGTTTGATAGGCTATGATGAAAACTTTAAACCAGTGCCAGATGTGAATTTAAGTGTGAAATATCGTTATGGTACATTGAGAAAGCCTCGACAAAGTTGGTTTGTTAACAAAACCGAAGCACTCAAACAGGTAATTGAAAGAATCAATGGAGTGCTATTGAAAAATCAAATTGTATCCGACTGTGATTTAACAAGATTAACAGAATCTGAAAAAATTCCAAGCACAGTGACCAGATTGTATGATTCAATCAAAGACACACTGTCTGAATTACAATTTATAAACACCAATAAAATTGAGCAAGCAGAATTAAGACCCATCATTCAAAATGGAAAAATAGTGGATGTGATTATTGTTAATCCAGGTTATGGATACAATGTGATACCCACTTATGAAATAATGGACACTGTGGGGTCAGGAGCAAAATTAACACTGACCATTGACGCTTTGGGCAAAGTAAACAGTGTCATCGTGAATCAAGAAGGGTCCAGCTATACCAGCAATGCAAGAATAGTTGTGAGAAAGTACAGCGTATTGATAAATTCAGATGCAGAAGTAAACAATAAATGGTCCGTACACAGCTGGGACGAAGACATTCAACAATGGCAAAGAGTATTGTCGCAACGTTATGACGTGAATCAATACTGGAGTTATGTGGATTGGTATGCTGACGGATACAGTCAATTCACAGAAATTGATCACACAGTGGCAGCCAGTTATCAATTGCAATTGATTGATGATGTGATAGGCGATGTGGTAAAAATTGAAAACATTGGCACTGGTGGATGGTTGTTATTGGAAAAAATTGACAATCAGGACAACGTGGATTACACAATCAATTATAAAACCATAGGTAGACAGAATGGAACCATTCAATTCTCCAGCAATTTATATGATACCAGCACATCTACCATAGGATACAACAGCACCAGTTTTGACGTGATAGTGTATGATAATCAACCTGTAATAGAAACTAGAGTTATTTTAGAAACTGTAAGAGATTATATTTTTATAGACGAATTAGAGGTGGAGTACAACAAGTTATTCTTCTCTAGTTTGAGATATGTGTTCAATGAACAATTGTTTGTGGATTGGGCATTCAAGAGCAGTTTTGTCAAAGCCACTCACAATGTGGGAGAACTCACACAAAAAACGGTTTACAAAAATGATAACTTGTCCAATTATCAAGATTATATCAATGAAGTAAAACCTTACAAAACCAAAGTGAGAGAATATATCAGTGCTTATGAATCCATTGATCAATCTCAAACATTGACCACAGACTTTGATCTACCAGCCACTTATGATTCGACTACCAATCAAATCATCGTAAGCACAGCAAAAATGATCAACAATCAAATTGTTGATTCTAATCTCACTGAAAATTATCCCAACAAACACTGGTTGGACAATGTGGGATTCAAAGTTACAAATATTAAAATAGCCCAAGTGGGCAGTGGATATTTGGGAACTCCCGCCATCACAATCACAGGTGGGGGTGGCACAGGAGCCACAGCCAAAGCATTTGTGTCCAACGGCCGATTAACACACATTCAAGTGACCAATTCGGGATCTGGTTATCTATCAGCACCCACAGTGAACATATTGGGATCTTTGTCCACCACTGGAGTGGCTGGCAAAGCAGTGGCCATATTGGGAGATTCTTTGGTCAAATCCACTCACATAAGAGTTAAATTTGATAGAACCACAGGAGTATTGCTGATAACTAATCTGAGTAGAACTGAAACGTTCACCAGCAACGGATCTCAAATCAAATATCCTTTGAAATGGCCAATCAATTTGAAATCCAACAAAGTGAGAGTGATTGTGAATCAACGTCCTGCATTGTTTAGTGAATACACTTATAACAATGAGCAAGACAGCACTAAATCATATGTGAGAAGCAAAGGATATATTCAATTTGTGGACCCTCCAGTGAGCGGATACAGCATTGAAATTCAATATGAGATTGACAGTAATGTGTTGCAAACTCAAGATAGAGTTAATTTATTGTATGAACCCACCACAGGACAACTGGGCAATGATCTGGCACAATTAATTGATGGCATAGATTATGGTGGAGTGGAAGTACGCAGTTTTGAATTTGGTGGTGGGGGTGGTTTTGATGATGCTCCTTACTACACAGGAGTTTGGGATTCATACGACACCACTTATGAAGATGAAATATTCAGATTGGATGGCAGCACCAACATATTCAATTTGAGTCAACCATTGGTGGATGGTGTCACATACAACATTTATAAAAATGGAGTGAGGATTGATGATCCTAACTACGGCACAGCAGAACCAGTGACCAATCCCAATGCTTTGATGCAAACCATTCAGGGAGATGGATCTACCACAGTGATACACATAGATGAATCACTGATTCCCACAGTGAATGGTGACATCATTGTGATAAGAAAATCCACCAGTGATGGTAGTTTCTTGCCAGATCCAGATGCCTATGACACATTACTGTCGGGCGGTGATTTGGCTTACAGCACGGCCACTGGAATCTTAGCACAAGACATCATCGTGGATGGTGATGGATTTGTGACTCCTACCACCAGCAAAGGTCCAGAAGAATTGGTTCCAGGACAAGTGTTGGACACTTTGGATATCCAAGTGTATGACAGATCAGGCGAAACAGGCAGCAGAATTTACAGTTACAATCACATTGCCGATGGAACCAACAATACATTCAATATTCAGTCGTTGCCACAGAGTCAAGATGCTGTGTTTGTGAAAGTGAATAATGTTATTTTAAACAATGATCAATATTCAACAGATTTTGAAAACAAAACAGTGATTTTAAATTCGACTCCTGCTGTGGGTTCCACAGTAAACATTGTGACCATGAGCATGAATGGAGAAAAAGTTGTTGACATTGACACATTCACTGGTGATGGCAGCACATTTATTTTTGTTACCAGAGCAGAATTCAACAACGATTACACCACTTATGTGCGTGTGAATGGTGAACCAGCAGCGTATGTGGTGGAAGAAACAGACAGTGGTTACCAAACGGCCAATAGAATTTTAATAAGATTTGGAGCACCGCCAGCAGCTGGCAGCGTGATCAGCTATGTGGTGTATGCTAGTTCTAGCAAAACATTCAGTGAAGTTACCTATGATGATTTTGTGGGTGATGGTACAACTCGAGTTTTCACATTGAATCAATCTCCATTCAATCAAGAACCTTTGACACAAAACGTGATTGTGAAAGTGGACA